GACGGTCGCGGCGGGCGTCGTCGCTGCCGGCGGTGTCAGGTCCTCGCCGCGCACGAGCCGCTCCATGGTGGCCAGTTGCGTATCCCGCTGGGCTTCGCGGGCGGCCCGCTCCTGGTCGCGGCTCTCAATCATGGTGCGTAGGGCGCGCAGCTCATCGGCGTGCGTCGGCTCCGGCGCCTGTGCTGCGTCTGTCTGTGGTGCGCCCTCCTGCGCCGGGGCGCCATGTGGGGCGTCAGGGTCGGGGCTCTCGGGCATCAGGACCATCGTGCCGGTGTCGTCGCTCGTCCAGACTTCTATGGGCAAAGTAGCCTCCTTGGCGGTTTCCCCGCCCGGACAAAAAAAGGCGCCCTGGCGGTGCTAGCACCAGGGCGCCGTGTGATTCGCCTCTCCCAGCCTAGCTAGGGCTAGTGGACGGGGAATGTCTCCATCAACGAGCGATCGGTCATGCCTCCTCAAGGGCTGTATGGAGGTCTGCCGTGGTCACGCCGAGGGCTATCTCTGGGGCCTGGTCTCCCCATCCGACCACCGCGAGACTCGGATGCATCAGGGCCACCTGCCAGCCATCGCGGGCGAGGTCGTAGCGCAGCGCCAGGACCACAGCCCCGGCGTAGCGCCCGCCTTCCACGGTGGCGAGTAAGCGCGTCAGGGCGCCCGCCAACACCGCAGGCTCTTGCGCGACGAGCAGGGCTTTCCAGCCCGGCACATGCCAGAGCTGCGACGTCGCAAGCGTGACAATGGCGCGGTGCTCCGTAAAGATATAGTCGGCACGCAGCCACGTATCCGGCATCACGCCCCCTGCCCCGTGGGCTGCTGCATCTGCCAGGCCAGCCACACCAGAAACTGCGCCTGGCCCAGGCCGATCTCGCGTTCACGCGCGGCCCGAGCCTGTGCGTCGCGCACCATGGCGCTCAGCCCGGCGAGCGGCGCGGGTGTCCCCGGCTGATTATAGGCGAGGCAGACGTCCTCGTAGGTCATGCCCCCTCCTGTGCCGTGGGCTGCGGCATCGATCGCGGTCCTTCCCGTAATTCCGCCAACGGCCGACCGACACGCCCGTACCACTGCTCGCGGTGCGCGGTGGTGGCATTCCACGTCTCCAGGCACCGCATGAGATACTCTGCCAGCATGAAGTCTGGCGTCTCAGACGCCTGCTCCATGCTATAGCGGTTGAGCAGAGCCATCAGGTCCTGCACAAACGCGTCTGGACACTCAGCCATGCGCCACCCCCTGTGCCGTGGGCTGCGGCTGCTGCATCTGCCAGGCCAGCTTCGCCTCTTCCAGATCGAGCTTGCGCATCTCCAGGGCATAGTCTTGCTGATTCTTCTGGGCATCGAGAGCGTTCTCCGTCTCTTTGCTCGCCAGCCGCGCCTGTGCCGCAGCGATATTTTGCTCCAAAATCTTGACTTGCTGGATAGCCACGTCACTCTGCTGCGTGGACTCCTGAAGCTGCTGCTGCATCTGCTGGAGCTGTTGCTGCGCTTGCTGTAACTGGTTCTGCGTCTGTGCGAGCACCGTCTGCGGGTCTTTCTGTTCCGTTGCGGCAAGCGCCTCGGGAGGGACGACGGTCTTGAGCCGGGCCGCGATCTCAGTGCTGAACGGGATATCTAACGAACCCACCCAGAGATCTGCGACTAAGGGTAAAAGCTCCGGCGGCAAGACCCGGCCAAGCTCGCCTAATTTCTCAGCGGCCATTTCTCTCTGGCTGGTATAGCTCGGGCCGCTATCAACGACACAATCATACTCGGCGGCCTGAATCCAATGGGGCTGCTGCTGGCCTGTCGGGCCTGCCTGAATGGGCTGGTTGATGCGTACCTGGTCCGTCTTGCCGTCCATCCCCACGGTGCGCACCGTCTGCGGGTCCGCGTGCAGGGCCTTGATAAGGTCAAGGACCTGCTTGCCACATGTCTCCAGTGCCCAGCCCATGTTCGCGGCATACGCGCTATTGGATTGGTTGCTCTCGCCACGGCGCTCCTGAATGGCGACCCCGGACTTCTCGTTGCTCGGCTCGCCAATCGCCGCGCTGAACATGCCGAGCGTACTCTGAATATCTGCGGCTGCCATGCCACGCGCCATACTGATGGCCTGCACCGCGGGCTCGATCACCTGCCGCTGCGGCGGGGGCACCAGCGTACTCCCCCCCACCACCTCCGGGTGCCACAGCAGGTACGGCAAGCTCGCGTCATTGGCGCGGTTCCAATACGTCTCAAAGCCGGCAATCTGCTTCGGCGTGACCAGATACGGCGCTTTGGGCGTCATGCCAATGGCTTCGGTCTGCGCACTCACAAAGTAGTTGTACGAGCTCTGCGCATCCATGGAGGGCTGCGTCATGCCCGTATGCCTCTTCTTGCCGTCGTAGATACTCACGTCGCCCGGCACACGGATGAGCGGAATGTACTGCCCAAGCCACCTGGTCTTCTCCAGGACATGCATGCCCGTGAGCTTGGCCCAATGGACGGTAGGCAGCCGGGTGGTGCGCTCTTGCACCACGTCGGTGTCGTCAGGCAGGTAGTCTTTGCGCAGGACCTGGCCCGTGGGCAACTCCACAATGGTCACGTCGTCCCACACACGGTAAAAGTATTCGGCCACCTGCACGCTCGTATGCGTAATCCAGTGCTGCGACGACTGCTGGCGGTCCTGCACGTGCCACAGCTCCAGCTCGCCCGGGTCAATATCGTAGGTGTAGCAGAAGCGGGACCACGACATCTCGTCGATCACAAAGCCAAACTCGGCATCCAGGCCACACGGGTGCTGCGCTGCCGGATCGAGGTAGACGCTAAAGCGGTTCGGCACAGCGCATATCTTGATCTGCTGGCGAAACGAGTAGGGATCGGCGTAGTCGAGGTTCAGGCGGAAGTAGCCCTCGCCGGTGGAGACGGCGTGTTCGAGCGCTTGCGTGTAGCTGATCAGGGCTTGCGATTCCTGCTCGATGTTGCGCACGAGGCCCTCTAACACCTGTGCCGTGTCTTGGGAGGCCTGGCCAGACTTGGGCCGGATGCGCATCGCCTGAGGGCTGGAACGCCACGAGCTTACGACCTGTTTGACATAAACCGATTGCAACGGGATAACGAAGGCGGGCCTCGCGACTTGTCCCGGTCCGTTTCTCGCCGCAAGGGCTGCAGGACTCCACTGCTCGCCTGCGAGGAAGCGAGCCGCCTCCATTTGCTGCTGGCGGTCATCGCGGCACGCTTCCTCCACTTCTGTGAAGCGTTGACGTGCGGTACTCAACAAATCTCCGTCACTCGTCGGGTCGAGAAATTGCGCATCGTCTTCGCGCAACCCGTGTGGGACTCGAGGAACTATCGTTGTCGTCGCCACAGGCTAGGCGTCCTCCGCTGGCTTCTCGTGCGGCGGTGCACTGTTGCGTGTCCAAGGCTGAAACGCTCTGAGCGTCTCCACGTCTGGCCAGGTGCCCGTAAACGTGATGGCACGGTCATCGAGCGTCACCATGGCTGGCGGCTTATGCTCGGGGAAGTGCAACGATTCCAGCAGCGCCGCATCAAACCACGTCGCAAACCAGAGCCCCATCGTCTGGCGGCCCCGTATCTCACTGCTACGCGAGCTGTGAATATGCACGTCAAAATGAGGCATCGCCTCGCGCAGAAACGCTTCCAGGCCAGCCACAGGAGGATCATTGCACACGTCGATACCCTGCCAGCCCGAGGCATACGTGGTGCAGACGCCGTCGAAATCGACAGCAAGGATCGGCTTCGGCATACGCTATCCTCCTGGCGCATACGGCCCGTGCTGCGGCGTCGTGTCCATCCGTCCTCCTTACCCGGCCTGCCAGCCGACACTGCCACCGAGCAGGCCGGGCGGCAGCTGGTAGTAGCGCGTGGTGTCAGGCTTCTCCTCCTCAGCGTACATAGAACAAAATGTCCTGAGAGCGTCGGCTCCGTGGCTCGACCAGTCGTGCAGAGGGTGCTCTCCCCAGGTTTTGCGCTGTTCATTCCACTCTCTGCGATACGATTTAATCGCTTCCAAACCAGCATAGCAGCGTTCCTCGTCGAACAACAAGCGTGGAAAAAGCTGCCTCACTGCGCTGATTCCGTCCGCAACCGAGCCTTGGGGCACCACCACTGCTGGTGTTAACCCGAGACTCTCAGCCATGGCAAGCCTGGTACGTCCATCCGCAGAGAAATCACGATTACGGATGTCAAAGGGGAAATAATGACGCCCGTATACGTACTGTTTTTCTTTCAGCACACGCGCATACCACTCAAGCCCGTGGTCGCTTGCCTCTAAATAATCAATCACATGAAGCATTCTTCCAACCGGCTGTATAAACCATATAGCGGTAGCATCTGATATGCCTAAATCCCAACTAGTATATACTGGTATATTAGGCTCCCAGGGCACGCGCGTAATCCGCTGCTCCTCCCGGGCCGTCTCCAGGTAGCTGCCGTAGTACGAGCCGATGAGGGCGCTCTCGAAGGAACATCGAAATTCTTGTTCATACTGCTCGGGTGCCATGGTATTGCGCGCACTCACCAGCTCCGATGCAGGCAGGACCTGCGTATCCTCAACGGTGTACAGGGCACGATGCCAGCCCGCGGCACTCTGCGCCTGATGGTACAGATCGTAAAAATGGTTCTTGCCCATGGGCGTGCCAATAAACGTTGCCCAGCCTTCCCGGTCGGCCAGGGCGGGGCGCACCACCTCACTCCAGATGCGCGGCCGCATCTGGGCGTACTCGTCAAACACCGCGCCGTCCAGGTAGAGGCCCCGCAGCGCGTCAGGATTATCCGCGCCAAAAATCTGGATGCGGCGATCGCCGGTCAGGTCCACACGCAACTCCGCCTCGTTGATCTTCGTGCCGGGGAGCTGGCGCGTCAGGTGCTTGAGCAGATCCCAGGCAATCACCTTGCCCTGACGGTACAGCGGGGCGAGATAGCCGTAGCGGGGACGGGGCTTTGTGTTGGCGTAGGCGTCGGCAATGAGTTGGTAGAGGGCGAGGACCGTTTTGCCGAAACGTCTGTGACAGACCCAGACGTTAAAGCGCTGGCGAGCGTCATAGAGGAGACGCTGGTGCTCCCGCAGGGGCGGAAAGTTGACCACGAGCGGCTTAGAACGTGATTGTGACCGAACGCGGGCTGTCGCTGTCGCCACTACCTTCCACCTCTATGGGCTTGCCGTAGGCATAGGACAAGAGCGTTTTGGCCAGGTCGGACGACATCACCCCGTCACGGGCCTGTTTCAGCAGTGTCTCGATGACCGTGGGGTCTTCCATGATGGCCCTGGCATACCGTTCGCCGTCCAGGTGACGCTTATTGGGGCGTCCCTTCCGCGATCCACCGCCCGTTTTCTTGCCACGCGCCATGCTGTCATACTTTATGGCAATCTGCCATCGTGGGGGTGCTCTCCACCCCGCTAGCGCACGCCGTCGACACTAGCGGAGCAGGCAGTATGGTCCA